TGGGTAAGCTCAAGGCACGCCACGAGACGCTATCGGACGATGCCAAAGAGGGTGCGTATTTCAAAGACCGCAACACAAGTCTTTTGAACGCACGTGGCGCCGAGCTGAGAGAGCGTGACCCTAAGCGGCCGATGACGGCGCGTTTCAGTATGGAAGGCTTCAAGGCATTCAACGACGAGTTTGGCCACGAGGTGCCGGATGGCGCTTTGCGCATCATGGGCCATGCGCTGAGCCAGAACATCCCCGATGGTGTGAAGCGCGGCGGCGATATCGAGGGCGACGTAACCGACCAAGGGCATGCCGATCAAATCGCTGAGCAGATGAGTCGGGCAATTGATCCTAGCGGCCGTATCCGCGTAGTCGCTACCGCGGTAGAGCGGGGCCCCGACACAGCTACTACGTTGGCCAAGCTAGGTGACGCGCACAAGGCACACAAGGACGCCGAGGTAGACGCTGGCAAGCTAGGGCACAGGCTCAAGCTGCCTGTCGGCCTAGGTAGCGATCCTGAGAAAGCCAAAAAGGCGATGGCGTCTATCGCTAAGCGTATGGGCGAGGCGAAGCCCGGTAAAGGCGCCGAATTGGGAGAAGCCCATCACGCGGCGTTTTCCCAGGTATCCCCCGATGAAGCGTTTAGCACCGTCCACCAAGAGCAGGGTAGCGGGCTACTGAGCGAGGATGGCTTTCATCATTCGCTGGCAGCGCATCCCGAGCACCATGTAGCCTCTGCCGATCTGAGAGGCATCGGGGTATTCAACCAGGCGTTTGGGAAAGCGGCCACCGATTCGATCATGAAAGAGTTTAGCGCGTTGATGGCGCGTCATGGAGGCCATGACGTAAACGCTGCACACCCACACGGCGACGAATACGCGGCACACCACGCAAGCCCGAAACAGCTAAAGCGCATGTTCGCCAAGCTCAAAAAGACTACCGATAAAACTGTCTTGATTTCGTATATCGGAAATGGTAAGGTGGTGATCCAGAGGGGCCTACATTTCGCCTACGGAGTAGGGAGAACATTCGATGAAGCAGACCGGATCAACCTCAAGAAAGCCAAAGAAGAACAAGGAGCAGTCCCCACCCCAGAAACCTTGGATCGGAAAGTCGCTGACCGAGAAATCGCCAAGCTCAAGCGGCGTGGTCATACCATTTTCCAAGTTGGGGGAGACGTGGGACCGGATGATGGAGGAAGCGGAGAAGGAAGTGGACCAGGAAATGGCGGACGAGGAGAGCGAGCAGGCCAAGAAGTAACAAAATCCATGGATAGCCTTTGCAAAGCGCAAGGTGGGCCATTCATAGGTCCAAGAGGCGGCAAGTGGGCGGACGCGGCGCACACGATTTCTTGGGAAGAAGCCGGGGATGCCTCACACAACGGTGTCTTTCGCTATGGCGCGCATTTACGCCCGGTGAGTCACGCGAATGTGCCTAAAGGCGCAACGCATGAACCACATGCGGCATTTCGTCATGGGCAGGCTGTTTATGACCGCCCTTTAACTCCAGACGAGATTTCTAGCTATGAACTGACTCCGATTCTGAATGACCGAGCAACGGAACAGCGGGTAGCTAGGGCTTTGGATCAAATGCATGAGTACGCTAATGAGTACAGAGACTTGTTAGCGGAAGATCCGAAAACGGTTGAAGTCACAATACGCCAAGCTTTGGAACGCCAAGGGCCAGCACATTACGATGTAAACGCGGCAGTCAATCGGGTTATCGAAGGCTTGAAACAGACCACGGGTGCTGGCGTACAGGGGGAACCCAAAGTAGGGGACACTCTATCAGTAACGGTGCATCCGGCTATCTCTGGCAGGGAAGATGACAAGAGCACGTATAGGGTGCTTCAGACGGAGGGAGATAAGGTAAAAGTTGGGCGGTATGAGGGATCTGATTACGGGCCTTGGATGCCTAAATCGAGCCTAAAGCATTTCCAGAATGACCTGGCGGGTCGTGTGGATTTGCCGCCAAGCGGTAATCCTGACATTGACGCGGTAACATCCGGAAAGGCGAAGTTTTTAGGCAAAGGTGATGACGGCATGGCCTTTAAGCATGGGGATAAGGTTGTGAAGGTGTCCACGACGGTCCCCTACCAGCCAGAGAATCCGGGGCATCGTAGCCCAGAGCAAGCGGCGGATATGCTGAAACAGCAAGTAGCCATTGGCAACGAGCTGGCTGATGCCGGCGTGCCTGGAATACAGAGATCCGAATTTGTAAAACATGGGGATAAGGGATTTCAGATAAAGCCTTGGGTAGAGCTCCCTGAGAAATTTACCCGTGAGCAATTGGATGCCGTTCAAGATTCGCTAATTGGGATGCACAAACAAGGGTATGCCTTGAATGATGATCCACAAGCGGGGTTAGACGCTAACGGCAAAGTAGTAATGTTCGACGTGGGCAAAGCAGCCAAAGGTGCCGGTGACCCGAAAGACCATAACTCCGCTGCCACGGATGACATGTCCCGTCTTGGATACCTGTATAAGAAACATGGACAAGAATTTGTCAGGCGAGATTTTTCTGAGGGGCAGCGGCTTTGGGAGCATTACCAGGGAAGATCCCTGGCATGGATGCGAGACAAAAAATCGGATTTAGCAAAGTACAATCTTGATCTAGCTACCCAGAAACTGGAAGCGGAAGCGAGGGCTACAATTCCCAAAGGTATCGGGCTAGACGTGGCCTTGGCCAAAATAAAAAAGCAGCATGAAGAGGAAATAGCCTTTTGGGGTACTATTTCGGGAGACAAACCCAAGGACCGTTTGACTCTTACACCAACAACTACCGAGAAGCTGAAGCCCAAAGCACGCACGCCGGTACGCGCTAAACAAAACCCCGAGGACGCGCCTTTGCCAGGGCAGCGTAGCCTATTAGATCCGCAACGAGTGGTAGCACGCAAGCCCGAGCAACGAGCGCTGTTTGCCGCGCCACCTAAGCCGGAACCGACAAAGCCGAAGGCCAAGGATCCTAACGCCCCGTTACCCGGGCAGTTGCCTTTGCTGAAATCGTTGGACCCGGTGCAAGACATAATCGACCGGGAGACCATCGCCTATCGGCGTGTAAAAGAGGCTCTGCAAAAGAAGGGCTACCCCGCAGAGGATTTCGAGAAGGATGGCGTGCTGTACGGGAAGAGTACCAACGAGCTATTGGACATGGTGCGTTCTCGCTGATTCCATGTAATATGCCGGGCCGGGAGTGTGACTATGCTACTGACCGACGTCCAGCTACATGAAATACGGCAAATCATAGCGGACCATCACAGCGCTTTTGTAGCCAACGTCATACATCCCAGCGCCGTAGACCCAGAAACTCTGGAAAGACTCCGAGCCAAGGGCCTCATCAACGTCAAGATCAACAGCGTGGAGGACTCCTACATCTACGGGCAGCTCTTGGCGGCCCTGGACGATCCGCGCGTGGCCAAGATGGGCTACGATGAGCTGAGGCTCTACTTGCGCCGGAATCCGGTGCCGTTGAGCCCTATCGAGCAACGCGCCGTCCAGGTAGCTCAGCACACGGCGGCACAGTACGCGGTGGGGTTGGGGCGCCGGGTGGATCTGGAAACGGGCCAGAGCGCCCTCAACATTGACACGCAACTCCAGGCTAGAATGCGGGACACGATCCGCACAGCCACGGCGGAGTCCATCGCCAAGCGCCAATCAGCCCAGCAACTCAAGAGTGACTTGGGTTGGGCCACAAAGGATTGGGCCCGCGATTGGGATCGCATCGCCATCACCGAAACCAACAACGCTCTCCAGCGCGGTACGGCGGATCACTACGCTAAGCGCTTTGGAGCTGGCGCACGGGTGGCCAAGCGCGTGATGCCGGATTGCTGTGAGCACTGCCGGCGCTTGTACGTGGGCCCCGATGGGCAACCTCGCATTTTCCGGCTGTCACAATTGGAGCGTAATGGCACCAATCATGGTCGCAAGGCGCGCGAATGGTTGCCGGTGGTGGGCTCAGTGCATCCGCACTGCCAATGCCAATTGATCCGGGTGCCGGAGGGATGGGGATTCAGTGAGGAGGGTGAGTTGGTCCCCGGTGGAGAGTATGGCGTGGACTACGGCGGCAAGGAGGATCTTGAGCGCTGCATGCATGAGGAGCTGGACCTGATCAAGAGCGTCAAGGTTGGCCATGTGGATTTCCAGGGCCTCCCCATCGCTATTGAGAACGCCCCAGGCACTACCCGGCATTGGAAGGCTCCGGACGGCCAAGAGGGCGACACGCACATGCTGTTTGCCTACGGGTATGTGGAGGACACCAACGGCCAGGACGGCGATGAGATCGATGTTTTCCTGGGGCCGGATCCGCGGGCTCAGATGGTCTACGTGATCCATCAACAGAATCCGCAAACCGGCCTCTATGACGAGGCGAAGACATTTTTGGGATTCAGTAGTCCTGCGGCAGCGAAGTCTGCCTATTTAGCTCATTTTGATCGACCCGATTATTTTGGGTGGATGGAAGCCTATTCCATTACTGGATTCAAACGCTGGATTGACTTTGGCAATGCGTTTAAGCCCAGCACGAATAGCGGGCTTGGAAACGTTATATCTGGTAGCGAGTTCGAGGATCGTTGCGCCTTTTTGGTAAAGGGCGAACGCTTCATCTCGTGGCCAAAGGCGATACGCGGTTTTGTTTCGTTCCGATCTTGCGACAGGGAATCCCCTTCTAAGAAAGGCACGCCTGATAGAGGTAACGCTGACTTTCAATTGTCGGGCGATCTCTGGAAGTCCGTAGCCTTTACCCCAAAGAGTTCGGGCGGCTTCTATATTCCAAAGTCTAGGCCCCATATGCCGTTGCCAATGTTCGGCGGGGGTAACCAATTCCAGATTGGTGGGATCGTTGTTCAATCCATTCCCATCTTTATGGTGGATGTGTTCTTGGGTGCGGAGTGGGCGACCCAGCAATCTTTCCATAATAATCCTATGCTCAAGTCTTTGGCGGCCATGCACCCAGATAAGCCTATACTGTGTGTTCCCTCCGAAATTTCGGACATGGCCTCCGCAAAATGGTCTGCCCATAAAGCGCACCGTATACCTAAAAGTCACAAACAGCAACTAAGGTTTGTCATCCCCCTCGAAAAGAGCGACGTGCCGTCACCAGGGCTTAGCTCTACAGGTAACGTGTCACCAGAGATGGTCGAGACGATGGCTAGCCATCGGGCCCCTGGCCCCGGTGTGGGCGCCAACTACCTGTTCAATACCCCCAAGCGGGACCGGCCGCCTACGTTGGCGGAGCAAGGGCACAATCTCAGTCCATCCCCGCGGGAAATGTTCGATATTTTGGCAACGCGCCATCGGCAAGGCAAAAAGAACAAAGAGGACTACGAATACAAGGAACCTCTGCCCGATGGCACGTTGGCCAAACCGATCAATCTCCCAGAAGGTTGGCCCGCCATGACCATGTTGGCCGATGAGGGGGATATCGAGTGGCGAAAAAAGCAGCTCATCCAAGAGGGGCTGAAAAATACGGCCGCTGTGAAAAATAAGGTCAAAGTGGAGTAGGCAATGCGTTTTTATGTCAAACCTGCGCAAGATGAATTGCATGTGATCGACGCCAATGACTTCGACCTCTGCATGAGCTGGGCGGATCGGTTGATCGATGCGGGTGAGTATGACCGCGCCATCGATCTCATCAAAGCGGCCACGCACAAGTATCTCCGGCGATACCCCAGCGGCAAAGCAACTCCGCGGTGGTACTACGTTTACAAGATCACGTCCAAACACGTGGGTCAGCCTGTGCAAGAGGGTGAGAAAATCAAGCTCACGCATGAGGGGCAAACCGGTCACTATGAGGTGGAGAAAGTCCATCCCAATGGCTACGCCACGGTGCGGCATGATGAAACCGGACACCGGATGAGCGTCAAGACGGACTACCTCCATGAGATGTTCACGGAGGAGCACAAGGGTGCCATTGACGAGGCGCATGCCCGGCTCAAACAGACGTTTGAAGCCGCCAAAAAGTACGGCAGCGAGAGTCAGCGGGAGCGGGCGCGCGAAGCGCTCAAGGGTCATGAGGATCGCTTTTCAATCAAGACTCCGGAGCACATCGCCGGCACGCGGGCGCTGAGCCTGACAGTGCTGACGCACACGGAGCCTAGCGTAGAGAATCACCAAGCCGCGGCGGATGCACACCAACAGGCGGCGGACCTGGGGGCACCTCAGGCGGATCTCCATCGTCAACTGGCAGAGCAACATCGCATCGCGGCCAAGAGCCGGATTGCGTTACAGGCCAGTGCGGCGGCGCTCAAGGATCCTGAGGATCGTTTTCACGTGCCCGCGGAGGAGGCCAACAAGGCGTCCACGCCAGTCATTGTGCTGCCCAAGATAGGCGGCCCGCGGAAAGCCAGCGGTGCGTTTTTTGGCAGCAAGGAACAAGCCTACCATTCGATCATGGCGGCCACGGAAACCAATGAGGCGTTTCTGGACCAATTCAACCATGCGGACAAAGCCTACCGTATGTGGAAAAACGGCAAGGGGCCCAAGCCGCCGTCATGGGGTGGCGGAGAGCTGGACCATTTGAATCAAGCGCTCAGCTTGGATAAGCCCCTGCGAGTGATTGGGAAGCAACCCAAAGATCCCACGCTCACCTCACCGGCTGAGGCATGGGATCGATTGGTCAAGGGTGCGAAGCGTTGGGACAGCCAGACTACCAGGCATGCGCTCCAAGTTTTCCATGAGTGGTTTGCTGATCATGGGATCAATTTCCGGCTTCCCGATGAGGCGGAGGCCGCGATCAATGCCAGGCATTTGGCGGAGCAAGAGGCTCAGTATGCGGACGATATGGGTGGCGAGCATCAAGCGGCCGTCATTCATGACCACATGCAAGAGGCCGCGGAGAATGATGCCTCATTCGATCCCGATAAGATCGAGAGCGAGTTGGACACCTCGTTTGACTTTGGATTCAACGTCCAGGCAGAGGACGCGGATCCGCGTGAGGAGTACCAAAAGAGCGGCACCAAGGCCAAGACGTTCAAGGGATGGTTTGGCGATTGGGAGAGCGATCCCCATAATGCCAGCAAGGCAGTCAACGCCAAGGGTGAGCCGGCCGAGCAACACAACATGGCGCCCATGCCCGTGTACCACGGGACGGCCGTGGGCGGTTTCACCGCGTTTGATCCGGAAAAAACCGGGAGCTACAACATTTTCGGTGAGGGATTCTACTTCACTGAGGACAAGGGGATCGCTGAGGAGTACACCAAGAAAGACAACGATGAGGCCAAGTGGGGAGCCATGCATGGGCTCACCGATGCCTCCGGAAAAGAGGTGACGCACCTCTCAGCCAAATGGGCTCAGAAAGTGATCGCTAGTACCCCTGGTTTCGGGGGAGAGCCCGGCGAGTACGCGGATTGGGATGCGCAGTGTGTTGCCGCGGCGCTCAAGCGCGCGATGGAGCCCCGTGGTGTCAACGTGGCCAAGTTTCTGCAAGAGTACCGTGCTCCCAGTGGGCCGGTATTGGATTCCAAGGGAGAGCCTGACAAGTACAGCCACCATGGTACCTCCATGGGGTTGCGTAGTTTCGTAAAGCGGCTGAGCAAGGAAAAGGTTGGGGACTACAAGCCAGCCGTCACTCCCCCTCAGGTGTTTGAGTGCTACCTCAACGTCCGCAAGCCCATTGATATGGACAAGCCGCTCACGCGGGAAGATTTCCGCGATCTGGCCGGCTACATGACTGAGCGCGAGAAGGAGCCATATCGACCCAAGTATCTGGGGGACAAAAAAGCGGGGCCATCGAAGTGGCAACACGGAGACACTATCCCATTTTACACCAAGAACCTGAATGACCATCCCGATGTGCGGGCGATGGGGGATGACGCTTTTGGCAAGGCGTTCACCTACGATGATTTCCTTACTGCTAAGGGGCACCTCCGAAAAGATATCGGGGAAAAGGGTGAGCCCGCCTACCCGATTTTCCATCTGAGCGATGAGAAAACACTCACCTGGGGTGATGTGCATTACATCATGAGCGACGGGCACAACTACCAAACCGCAAAACAGCTATTCAAGGCTTGGGCGCAACAGCGGGGCTATGATGGCATCTCGCACACGGGCGGGTGGAATGTCGGCACGCATGCCCATCGCGTTTGGATTGCCTGGACGCCGAATCAGATCAAAGCCGTGGGGAATGAGGGTACTTTCAATGCCACTACGAGCGATATTTACAAAGCCATGCGGCCAGAAAACCAACCCCACATTTTCGTGATCATCCCCGATGATCTTGTGCTCATCCCAGAGAGTTTGGAGAAAGCGGAGCGGGGTGGGCAGTTGGCAACCAAGCCCCCCAGGATGGTGGCCACGCCTCCAGCTCCGGTGATCCCTGTGAAACCCCCAGCTCCGGTCGCTCAGCCGGCAAAGCCCCCCAAGTTGGTCATGCAAGTGACCTCGAAACCTGAGGGCGGCCGGCAAATGGCGCTGACGTTTGAGAAAGAGGCGGAGCCCATCAAACCAGTGGAGCTGCCCAAGGAAAAACCTGTGCGGGCCACCAAGCCGGTGGATGCCATCGCGGAGCAAGCCAAACAGGCAGATGAGGGCGAGGCCCGAAAAATCATGCCTATTGGTGATCACATCTTTGGCAGCAAAAAGGATCTCCGTCGCCTGGGGATCAACAGCTCCAAGGATCTGGAGGGCATGACTTACAGTGACGCGGCGGCCGCGATCCGCCTCACGGCCGGCGAGTGGCGTTCTCCGGAACACATGAACGGCAGCGGGATGCCGCAACCTGAGCCGAGCCCGAAGGCGAAAAGGCTCTCGACTTTCTTGGACCGAAACAGGTAAGGATCTGGTATGCCCGGAACCTGGCAAGAAGAGCTGCATCCTCGAAGCGAAGCCGGCAAGTTCGCGGCGAAGGCTGCCGGGGACGCCGCGAATCGAATGGCGGCGCTCAAAGACAAGTGGCCGAAAGCCGAGTTCTCGGGAGACCTGTCGTCTGACGAAATCAATAGTGCGTTGCAACACGATCGCGACAGAAACCTACCGTACCCTCGACGACATCGCACGACAGAAGAAGGTTTCCCTCGCCTGGGTAGTCCGCGAGGCCTGCGACCAATATGTCTCGGACAAATGGCCGCCGTTGAGAAGGAGGGAGTGAGATGCACCACCTCATTGATGGCATTCACTCCCCGCGGATTGCCACCCCTCGCAGACGCCTTTTGGCCCTGCACGACATCGGCTCAGTTTTGAGAGGACACGACATTGCAAAGCACCGTTAGCAGCGTGGCAAAACGACGGGGGGGCCGGCAGGCCTGCGTTCTCTCATTCCCGACGCGACTTTGCGACGATGCGCACATAAATATCAAAGCGACCAGTGCCAAAGGCAGAGCGAAGAATGACGGGGCCGCTCGCTACCGCGAGCTGGCTACAATCCTGCGACAAATCAACCAGAACGCTGAATTCCGGCAACGCTCTGACTTGGCTCCATTCGTCAACTGGAAGGGTAATGCGGCGGCCCCCATCCATCGATGGTTACGCTACAGAGAGGCCTATTCCCCACATCTAATCACGGAGCTTTCCCTCGGTGACAAAATTCTGGACCCATTCTGCGGATGCGGGTCTATCCTGATCGGAGCGGCCGAGCGCGGACTCACTTCCGTAGGGATCGACATTAATCCACTGGCCGTATTCGCGACGAGGGTGAAGCTGACTCCGCTCTCGCGCAGTCAGCTAGCAACGATCCGGGCATTCACGGATGGCATCGGCGCCCGCATTACATCGAGAATGCCGTGGCCGCTCCCCGCCCTATCGATCGCCTCGAAAGTTTTCGAGCCGGAGATTCTGGATACCCTGCTCCGGCTCAGGGCTATTATCGAATCAGATTTCTCGGCGGACAGGCCTCCCCGCGACTTCCTGCACCTCGCTTGGGTTGCCATTCTGGAAGCCGTTGGTAGCTATTTCAAAGAAGGCAACGGCATCAAATATCGAAACAAGAAGCGGCTGAAGACCGGGTACATTCGGCGCCTGGAAGGGGAGTGGCAATATCAAAGATTCGGGCGCGATCAAAAACAGTTCGTCCTCGACGTGTTCTGCTCAAAAGTTCACCTCATGCTGAGCGATGCGAAATACTGGCGTAAAGGCCGGTGGCGCGAACAGAGCGTCATTCAGGGTAACGTCCTCGCGATGCAAACACTCTTAGGTAAGAGCCAATTCAACTCCATCGTCTTCAGTCCGCCCTATGCAAATCGCTTCGATTATTTCGAATCCATGAAGGTGGAACTCTGGTTTGGGGGCTTCGTGGACTCATACGAATCTATCGGGACATTTCGCAAAGCCTCTCTGCGGTCCCACCTTGGAGCCGACCTGAATCGTTCCTACGACCAGGTCACTGCGCTCGAGCGGCTCATCGGTCTGATGGATTCCCATGCCAGCAGCTGGCGGATGGGCGTGCCTGAGTTACTACGCGGCTATTTTGACGACATGCGCATCACGCTGAAACAGTGCAAGACATTGCTCGATAATGGGAAGTGCTACGTCGTCGTCGGCAATTCCGCGTTTGCGGGCGTCATCATTCCCACAGACGTGATACTTGCGAATATCGCGCTCGACTGCGGTTTCAAGAAGGCAGAGATTCTCGTCGCGCGCCATCTGACCGTTTCTCCCCAGCAACGAAGCCAGCTCATACACTTAGAAGAACATATGCGAGAGAGTGTCGTGGTCCTCTCTTGATGCGCATTTCGCATAAGAAGAGGAGAGCCGTGCAACAGGCCCAGCACGAGTTGACTACAGTACTGGAGAGTGACCGGGCATCGACAGCCTCGGCGCCCGATCTTTTCAGGGAAGTGGCTTCGTTTCCGCCATTTGAGCGCATAGCGAACGGGGAAATGTTTTCGCTCAGCCTGAGCGGCAAGACCGCCAAGCTCACGCATGGCCTGCATCGTTTCGCGGCAAAGTACATTCCGCGTGTCCCCGCTTGGGTACTCGACGAGTTCGCCGCCACAAGCGATGTCGTGCTCGATCCGTTTTGCGGCTCGGGGACGACGCTCGTCGAAGCGCTGTCGCGCTGCAAATTGTCCATCGGTATCGATTGTGATCCCATGGCATGCATGATCACGAGCGCGAAAACCTCTCGCGTAAAGCACGCGAGGATCCACGAATTGGGGCAACGGATAAGAAAGCAATGGCACGGCCCCGACCCCGAGCTGCGCTCTCCCATGCAGGGGGTCGCCAATTTCGGTCACTGGTTTTCCGAAAGCGCCCGGGGAGATATTCAGTCCCTTTTTGCAACGATTTCGGGACTCCGGTGCACCGACGAGGAGAGGACCTTTCTCCTTTGCGTCTTCAGTTCCGTCCTGCGTTACGTCTCCAACGCCGATGACCAGACTCAGAAGACCTATGTTTCTGGCACACTCAAGAAGCAGCCTCCCGAAGTCGCCCCCACCTTCTGGAAGGCCTTTGCGAAAGCCCTCACTGCGCTGAAGGAACTAGAATCCGTCAGGCTCCCGCAGGCAACGGCATGTGTCACACGAGGAGACGCAACCGTACCCGCAAGGGAAAGAGCGGGCGCGCATTGTAGACGCGATGGAGACATTCCTACGCCAGATCAACGAGTCAGGGGATTTGCGCAAGGCTTTGGCTGGGCTTCTGCCCTTGCAACGATTCACGATTCAGGCTGATATGTCAGCGTGAGATGCCCCCACTGCAAAAACAAGGTCATTCAGAAAACGGGTGACCGCACGCGCATACGCGCTGGCGGGCCCGTAGAATTCACGGCCGATGGCGCGTGTCACACCAAATGCCATTGGTGCAAAGGTGACATTCAGCTCCCGCTCCAGCTCCGTGATGATGTGACAATCCCGGCCGAGCGCTTCATCATTCCCGGCAAGGCTTGACACTTCTCTGGAAATCTGGATACTACCATCTCAATCAAGCATGGAGTCTGGAAACAGACTCCGTTGGGCCCGTAGGGTTTTTGGACCGGAAGGGGCAGATGCTTTGGGTGGTTACCCGGCATCTGCCCCTTTTTTTGTTATCTGGAGCTGTGGATGAGGAGCTTTCCGTTTCAGTTTGAGGTGCCCGTCACCTTTTTTGAAAAGGCGGACGCCCCAGCCGGTAAGCAACGACGCATAGGCGGCATTATCTCCACGGAGGCTCCGGATCGTCAGGGTGAGACTGTGCTGGCGGACGCTCTGGACTTGAGCGATTGGCTCAAAAATGGTTGGTACAACGACAACCATTCCAGAGACACGGACGGCATTGTTGGCTACCCTGAGGTGGCCCAGAAATTTCACAAGGGGGAAAAACTCCCCAACGGTGATACGGCAAAGTATCCCGGCCATTGGGCTGAGGGCTATATTCTCAACACGGAGCGTGGCAACAAAATTTGGGAGCTGGGGCAAGCGCTCCAGGGCACCGGGCGCCGGCTGGGTTTCAGCGTGGAGGGTAAGATCCTCCGGCGAAGCGGCCCGCGCACGATTGTCAAAAAGGCCGAGGACGGTACGCCACAATGGGTGGGCAGTAAAATCGCCAAGGCGCTTGTGCGTAACGTGGCGGTGACCAATTGTCCGGTCAACACGGACACGGGTTTGGAAATCCTCAACAAGAGCATTGAGGCATTTCAGCGAGCGGATGATGATGATTTGGAAATGCGTGTGCGGCATCTGGAAAAGATGCTCACTGCGGCCGGCAACGGCGCGCCGCTCAAACCAGAAAGCCTGGAATCGGATTGGCAACCCCCCAAGCCTCTGCAAAAGGGTACTCCGATGATGCGCGGCACGGGTACGGGCGGAGCGCCGGCAACCGGGCTCAAGCACATTCGGCCGCCGAGCATTCCCAAACCCCCGCGGATGCCGCACAACAAGGGCATTGCGGGGCAGCCAGCGGATCCGGGCGCACGCGCGGGATCCACAGGCAAGCAAAGTTTCAAGGGCAAGGTGACACAAGGCACCATGCAGTCTCAAGGCATCGGCCCCTCCAAGGGCATGAGCAAATCACTGACGGATGCTGAGGCCGTGGCCTGGGTGATGCGTGCAGTTCCGCACGTGTCCGCCACTGCGGCTGGGCGGATAATGGAGCTGACCAAAAAGCTCAAGCGTAGCGGAAACCTTTAGAGGAGAACCATCATGAGTATGAAGAAGGGCACGGAGTACGTTGGCACGGAAAAGCCGGAGGTCGGTGTTACCCCCAGCGATTCCAATTTCAATTCAACCCGCGTGGGCCCTGCCTCCGGCGTATCGGCAGATGCCA